TCATCCGTCTGTGGACCCGGATACACATTCATCGGATTATAATGGCGCGTAAATCGAAACGGACTATTGCCATCTTCCTGTGGAGCCACATACTGCCGTGAAGCAATCCACCCGTAATTTAACTGGTTAAAGGCATTCTCGTAATCGGGCGGCATATCGCCACGTCGAAACGCACGGTGTTCCATATCCGAACGAATGCCAGCAAAGACCTGTTCGATACGCGAGGACCGCTCTTGCTCCTCCGGGGTATCATCTCGTGGCATGATGGTCGTTTGCGGCTCCTGCCGGGTAATAATAGCTGCGGCAAGCCCTACCGCCGTGTGCGGCATATTATCGCGCACTGCGACACCGCCGGGTTGCGCCGGACGCTCGGCCACTTCATACATGTCGAGCATCCGCAACATCATGTCGTTGCGGGGCTTATAGTGATCTACAGCCGCATTGACGAGGGAAACAATTTGTTCCTCGTCTCGGCCTCCGCCTTCAAGTTCAGCCAACTAGATTAGCCTGCTCTGGAGTTAATTTCATTGAAATTTCTTTCTCATCGACAGGAAACCACAGTAAAACCCCGCCGGTGAGCGGACGCTCGTGCGGGATCTGAAACGGGTTGCCTTCATTATCTACGACCATAAATGAACCATCCCGACCAAAGACCGGAAATAGTTCTGTGGCTCCATTACCCTCCATAACATCTAAAACTTCTTGTCGTCGCATAGTAATCCCCCATATTCTATCATACTCTTGCTCGATCAGGCAGTTGTTTGCCATACTTCTCGATTAATCGCATTCTTCGACTCCCGGAGCGTACCGAATCCAGATACTCAAGATCAGCCATCGGGATCGCGTCGGCATAATACGGATCAGCGATATTCTGATTCTTATGCTCGAAGTAATCCCGCATTTGCCAGCAGATCAGATCGGCTATCAAACAGTCATCAAAGGCACCCCGACGCGCTCCAGTACGCCCGGTCTTGTTGGATACCTTCACATCTTGGTCCCTAATCTCCTCGCGCACATACGTGAGGTATTCACCCAGTAACAATTCATCATACGAAATCATCGCGCCTGTAGCCAGTGCTTCCTGCATCGCAGCAATCATCACAGGCTTGGTAGCTTTATTTGTGACCCACCCTTCCTTAATATTGACATTTTCCCCTGAAGTACCCGAAACGCGCAATTCATAGTAAATATTAGGATAGCCCACGTCCGAGAGAGCCTCAAGCACAGCGAGTCCCGGCCCGTTTCGCTCCACACCAACAAAAGCGGAATTCCATCGCCACGCGAAATCCGCGAGTTTGGCCGCGAAAACACGTGGCTCCCATCGACCCCGGAGTGTTGCCACATGCAGCCCCGTCCGCCAATCCCTAACAATCGCCGCTCCGTAGTCTCCATCAGACAACCCCTCCGAACAATCAACCCCCATAACATACTCCCGGCCCATGATTGGCTCCTGCCACTCACGAAGTTCCTGTGTCATAACCAATGGCTTACGTCTGGCCGCTTCCTTCATCATCGCCATAACAATCGATGCATCAAAGACCTGCGATCCTGACGCAACAAAGGCTTCTTCCCACGTGCGCGGGAATTCCTGCATCATGTCTCGTTTCCCGAGTTCAGGACCATTCGCTGCGGTCTTATTCTTCAACATGGTGGCGTACCAGTTAGGATCTTCAATACGATCCGGGTGGCTCGACCACGGGATAAACCACGGCACGAAGTCATTCTGTTTCCCGTGGGCAGATCGGAAGACATTGTAAAACGTCCCCGCCGCACCTTTCGCCGTACTCAACCCGATAATCTGCCCTTCAATACCCAGCGAGTCAGAGATCGCTGCAAAGTTCTCGGTATCATACGGGTGCATGGCCCACTCATCGAGGACCGCCAGCGAGGTGGCTTCGCCACGTCCCGCATCTTCGGTTGAAGCGAGCGATTCAACACGACTAAAGGCATTGTCTGCACCGTCGAGAAAGAACTCGATAACCTGCGTGCTACGATTCGGCTCGATACCGGGGATTAACCATTTCGGAATCTTACCGAACGTATCCTTCATTCGACGAATGAGCATCTTCGCGGCCATCTCCTTATAAGAGAGCAGCAGCACATTCGAGCCGGGATGGAAGAGCGCTAACCATAACGCATAAAAGCTCACCAACCACGATACTCCGAGTTGGCGAGCTTTTAATACAACGTGTTTGTTTTTGTCTTCTACACCGTGTTGCCAGTGATGGACAAGGGCCAGTTGCCAATCCCACGGGATGAACTTTTGGAGACCCTTACGCGCTCCACGGGTTTCGGTGTACCATGCGTAATGCTGTACAAAATACGCACACGATTCGCGACATTTCGCGATTTCTTCTTCAGCATTAACTACACGGCTCTTTGTATCCACAGTTAGGACAAATCGCTAATGAACACCCGTTAACGAACGGAAGTCTGCCAACGCCACAGCACGGACAATCCTCCTCTTCGCAACACGGTTTAGCCGGGGGCTTAACAGAAACAGGTATCGAGGATGACGGTTGTGAAAGGCGGGGATGATGGAAGTCGTGGGCCATGGAATACCTTTGTTGGAGTTAGACAATTTCCCAGCCCATCGTTTCTGCGGCAGTAGCAATAGTCGGATCTTCCGACCACTTATCCGTGCCATCCAGTAACTGCTCATACCGGACGGCTTTCGGAACGTCGGTTTGAGGGGAGCGAAACAATCGAGGTTTTTTTCTAAGATCTATTATACCATCTGCGTTCGCGAATGAATACAAATTATTGTCATGTGGGCGCGGTTGTTTTCGCTTTGACCGACTGCTTATCCAAAAGTCCATAATACCCCCATTCAACTATCAGTGGAACCCTGCGCGGAACCTTGCGCGGTGTTTGAATTCGTACAATTTTCTTAGTATCGCACCAACCGAACTGCCTCCCATGAAGCAGCCGACGCTTCATGTTATGAACCCGATGGTGGGTGCCGTTCGTCTCCGATCCATAGATGAACGATTCCAAAGTTTACGTCGTAAACGGGACAACAGCGCCGTTTCTTCCCAAGGTTGAAGCTCCACCCCGCAAGACTCACACTCAGACCAAGGCCCATAAACCGCCAGACGTACACGTCGAGAGAAATCGTCCTCATCGTCACATTCAAAGAAATCGATGGTAACCGCGCTTCCAGCCATGTCATCGCTCCACATTCTCCGCGTACCCCGCTACGTCGATCATATTGTCGCGTTTCGGGAAATGGACATCTCTGTTAATTTTTAGTGCAATCATCAAATTTCCAACCACCCGTGGCGGAATGTTAGGAATCGTAGCTTCCCCTTGCGTGCGTAACCACCGATTCAGCAGGGTAGCCCAAAGGATTCCTAACGCTTCAAAGTCTTCTCGTGCTGGCCCGTACTGGGGATCACGAGTTTCGTGAACTACGTTATACGCATCTAAAAGAACCGAGGGCTCTTCGCCCACTATTCCCTCCAATAAAATAGGCGCACCCCCGGTGGGGAGGGCAGCGCGGGGGTGCGCCAATGGTGTCATTATCTCCCTTTAGATAAGCCCTCCAGATCACCTAGTAGCGCGTTCGCCGATTGATCTTGGACTTCTTTTTCTTCTTCTTAGGCACTAGCGCCCTTTCTGAGAAGGTCGCTTATCAGGACTCTTCTCAAGAGACGTTTTGCGGGGACCATCGCGTAGAATCACGCGGCCCTTAGCTCCTTCGGCCATTTCGTCGCCTTTCTAGCATCGTTGGCAAGATGAGTGCCATTCCGCTTAACGATATCATTGAAAAAAGAATAACAGCTAATTCCATAAGTAAGGCTCCTAGTACAAAGAACATCATTGTTTACTTATGGCTTCGTTGCCAACCTCTCATTATAGCACAGGACTATTCGTCTGGGTTATGGTAATAGACTTCGGCTTCTTTATGGGTGATCTGGTCTTCCTCGCTATAAAACTCCCTCTGCGGGATACGGTTGAGTACCTCGACGGTATTGCCCAGATGATACAGCGCTCCCAGTTTAAGCTTATGATTACGCGCAGCGTCGGTGCGGAGCAATTCAAGTTCGGTTGGTTGATGTTCTCCACTCGACTTGAGAATCCTATCGGCATACGAATAGCCTTGATCCCGAAAACCGCCGGAAGAATTTCGTCCGGTATTGTAATCCGCCAGTGCTTCCCGGTAGTCACCCTCACGATACGCCAGATGGCTCGACATCAAGTTTGCGGCATACTCCAGACTCAGGTATGGATCGAAGGTCTTGCCTTCCATATCCGGGTGGTATGCGGGGATAATCTGCGCGATACCCTCCGCACCAGCCCAACTCACCGCTTCTGGATCCCACCCCGATTCCATGTTGATCTGGTTTCTGAAAATAAGCGGATCGATCCCGGCCTGTTCAGCCATTGCGTCCGAATGTGTAAGAAGTTCAGTTAGTACCATCAGCGCTACCACCATCATTTGGCCCACCTATACGTCCCTCCAAGTATAGCATCTGGTAATATAATAACACACGGAATTGCCGAGTCGTTCCTGACCATAACATATCTATTTACGATACCGTCCGGGTATACGACGCGATATTTCTGCTTTAATCTTAGCCACCAGTACAGGATCAGGACCAAACAGAGCCATATCAGGCTTAGCCGCTCGGAGTCCTCGTCGGAACCTAGAATCAGGAGAAACGTCCGGGTTATCGTATAATTTTTTGCCTTCTGCGATTGAGTATTTTCGTGCCGCCTGAGCGCCCGGCGATTGAGATCTTTCGGGTATGGTGAACTGTATCGTAAAATCAGCAGACCTAACGTTTTGTTCTGTCCGCCGCGTGTAGCGCTCGCCTGCATCCTGAAACTTTCCGCCTCCTGTAAATTCTTTTACACCCGGATATTTTTGCTCTAGTGAGGGATCCTGCCACTTCCCGGTTTCCCGTCCATCCACGATCCATTCCATGGGTGCCCATCCACCGATCTCCAAGCCCAACTCCTTCGCGATATCCAAGCCCATCTGATCCGCGCCAACCTGCACGCCAGAAATAACCTTCATTCGATACCCGTTCCCCTCAATATCTTCTTTAATCGCTCGAAGAGTCTTACGCATAATTTCTTTGTGCTTCGGAGTCTTCCACTCACGATTACCGGCAACATTAACGGTAACAACCGGCTGAATGGCGCGAAGCTCTTTCCATACACCCTCAAGAACCGCCGGTAATACGTCTCGCCACAAACCCCTCGCAGTATCTATAGCAGGAAACTTACCACTACTCTCCAAGAACTTCTTTAGAACCTCCGAATTTTGCATCATGCTATCGCGTATAAGATTGTACATCAAATCAACATTGGCCGGAAGCGTCACCTCTGTCCCATCGGCAAGCCTACCAATATGTTTCTCTTTTGTATTCAGGCTTGGATAGTTCTTCTCCTCTATCGTCGATCCGGGTTTCCGCCAGCCCGGATGCTTATGGATCTTCGCGTTATACGTCCCGTTCTTCCATGTCTGATAGGCGTGTTCAACGGAATAGTACTGCTCGCCACCATAGTTAAAGGGGCGCGGAGCTACATTACTAAACTCCTTATTCTCACCCTGACCCCAGTACACGTGTGATACCTCACCCGTGCGCTTTTCGACGACGGTCGGACCCTCCGTGATCTTCAGCTTTGGATCTTGGTCCTCTTCCGGTAAATCTTTAAGACTGGGTACGTCACTTAAATGGATAATCCCCTCGTCATCAACATATGAAGGTTTCCCCCCGGTCTCACCGGGCTTCAACTCTTGCGGCCCCCGTCCGACATACGGCTTATAGGGTTCTTGAGGCTTAGGCTTGGGCGGCGCTCCGAGATTGGTTAGCTCGTCCGTTAAGTCGGTTGCTTCTTCGAAAACGATGGTTTTCCCCGGATTGTGCCATATTCCCTTACCCCCCTTGAAAAGCTCGCTCTGTTGATCCCACCGCGCTTTAGACATCCCCAGCATGTCTTTGTGTACTTGCGCTAATGCTTCCTTCGTCGGGAACCCTTCCTCTTTATACCGCTTACTAACATTTTCCCAACGCTTTTCTTCGATAATGTCGGTAATGCGATAGATCTTCCGCTCGCCCTTTATAGTTTCATAATGAAAAGTATCACCAACCTTAGCGTGTTTGGAAATATATGTACCCGGATCTCGCCATGTTGCGGATTTCATCCCCGAGTCCATTTCCTCCCGTAGTACCGATCCAAAAGGAAACTGTTTCGTCGTATACTCAGTAACTCCGCTCGCTCCGCTTAATGGTGGAGGCGTGGTCCGTTTCATAATATCATCAAATCTGTTCGTTACTTCTCGAAATACGCTATCTTCGAAAACGTCTTTCATCCACTTTTCTCCCACCTCCATGAATCCGGTCTTGACATTCGTCTCGTCGATTATCTTAGTAACCCATCCATCCATATGTTGTGCGAGTTGGTAATTAGAAAAGCCACTCACCCAGCCTTGTATGGATTCGCTTAATTTAGCCCATCGCTTGTCTATGATCGCGGCTGCATCCGGGGCGAGCCTGAATTCCTGTTTTGCGACCTCCCGATCCGACGGGACCACCCATTCGGGGGGATCGATACCTTGCTGTACGAAATAATTCGTCTCGGGTGGCTGACCGTATATCGCAGCCTCTAAGATAAGAAACCATTCTGTCTCAATCAAATCCGACTTCTCTTCATCTGACAGACTACCCCAATGCTGCTGATCGAAGCTCTTCTTCTCCCCTTGCTGGTAGTACTTCCATATCCGATCCATGATGTCCGATGGCTCTTCTTCAGGTTTATGTTTTCCAGACTCCATATACCGATCCGCCATAGTCCGTAAGAACAACTCCGCTTCGTCCGTTATACCCGACTGATCTTTAGAATCTAACAGTTTTTCGGTCTCGGGGTCTCGATCAAAAACGTTTTGCCCAAACCAACGGTTGATACTACTCCTACCATCCTGCTCCAGTCGAGCTTGCTGCTCTCGAAGTATGTCTAATTCAGGTATCGACGACGGACCCTGACTCTCAGGGTAAAGATACGGGTTAATCGCAGCTTTCTTTTTCTCCTCGTCGGGATCGAGTTCAACATAGGTATCGCGCTTATTCCACCACGCTTCTGGATCATCTAGTTTCTTTTGATTTTCTGCGATAATATCCCCAAGCCGTTGCATTGGATCTTGCTGAGACTTGATATCCCTAGACTCTAAAAAATCCGAGATAAAATCGTCGGGATCGAATTCTTTTGCATCCTTGAGCGGGATCTCTTCACCCAACCCTGCCCTTACTTCATGCTCTGGTAAATCTACATCCACATCGCCAGCGGAAACGTCTCCTTTCAGCAGATCATAGATGTTGGTCTGACCTTCCTCGCTCTCGGGTATCTTCCGCCCACCCGCCAGATAATCCGTTATAAACGAAGGCAGAGAACCAGTAGGGAAATCTTCAAGAAATTCATCGGTGATCCCCGCCTGCTCAAGTAGACGCTGGCGTTCTTCTGGATCTCTTGCGTGCCCCAATATCTCCTCTAAAGGAATGACAGAAGGTGACCATTCCTTCCACCGGAAAGACGACGGTCGTTCTTCCTCACCCGCATCATCCGTTGATGCTCCAGCCTTGAGTACTCCACCTCCCTGCGGTGTACCCGGCCTTTGCGGTGGTCCTATAATGACCTTCTGCTCCATCAATCGCCTGAAGACTTCAGATCTTTTCCTATCCGCCTCTGTTTCATCTAGCTTTGGCGCTTTCAGAGGAGGATGGATTTTCTTATAATCCTCCAACTCTCGCTCCCGCCTCTCTCGATCCTCTTGAATTTTTTTGCGGATTGGTTCGAGTTCCCGGTCTATTCTCCTCTGCTCCTCCTCATCCTTCCGTTTTTGCTGCGGCGTTCTCTGATCTC